GTTCCTTTACGAGTTGAAGGACACTCAGTCGAAGTTGGTGTACGACATGATACCGAACGTCAACAGCGAGCGCAACGTGGGCATTGTCATGATAGACGTGTTCAACCACCTGTCGGAGCAACAGCTCAAAGACATCGGAGGCCACGTGTGGCTGGGGCACACCTTCTACCCCAGAGTTGTCGCTGCCAGACAACCGGATAGCGGGTTTGGACCCGAATCCGAAACGACTTGGTTCCATTGGACCTACGCGTCGGAGGATCGCAAGCACGAGAAGCCATGGGCACTACGTGAGCTGTTCTTCGCATGGGGTTGGGACGAACCGCGAGGGCCGCTTGAAGTGTTGGGTTGCAAAATCGCCAGCCTCTTCGGCTTAGAGCCCCAGGTTCCGCGTGGTTATGCTTACACGTGCTATCATCGTCGCGTATCGGACAGCCATGTGGCCTTCGTAGCTTTCCCCCACGCCAGATTGCGCCCTTTCTATGCGGCCTTGCTCACGGGCTTGGGAGTCCATTGGCGGCAATTGCTGCAATTATGGTGGGAGCCGCAATCCCTAAGGCGCCTAACGTCCATTCGGAAGAAATTCACCAAGGGCGAAAGGAACATTGTTGGTTACTCTCTCGGCACGCAAGGCCTGAGTAATGCCTGCATAACGTGGGCCATGGCAGGGTCTGACATCTGTTACCCGATCGACCGTGCAGCCGTCGAGGCAATCCAGATGCTATCGGCAACGACCAGCCAGGGAGCTACGCTCCACAATGCGCAAAACGTCCTGCCGCGGGTCGGCGGGAAGCTAGTCGACGCAAAGGAGGCAGTAGCAACGCTGGTCTACTCGCAATGCGGGCCGGTGGAACAACCGAGTGAGCCGGGCCCGCTGATCAACAGCTACAGGTCTAGCAACACGCAGGACATCAAACCAATGCACGTGGTTACCCTGTGCTTGTGCCCCGTAGCGAACACGGCGTTCGCACCCGAGGTTTCCAATACGGAAGAAGCGTTCACGCAGATGTACAGAAGCACTATGCCTTCACAGGAAGCTGTTTTGTACACGTGCGTTACCATGGCCGACACAGCCAAGAATATGTCGTACATTAACGAGTTCACCGAACTCGTTGTCGAGGACATCTTGCGCCACCATGGAAAACTGGCGGCGCCATGGGATGAAGCTACCGTTCGCGAAGCCCTCAACTCAGCTAGCCAAACCACTATGTTCGAGAAGGGGGCGTTGACTAAGCAAGATGACGAATCATGCATCAACGAAAGCTTCACCAAGAACGAAAGGTACGCTGCGCCGAAGATGGCAAGGAAAATTGAGCCCATGGACTCAAAATTGAAACTGGAGCTGTCTTGCTACGCTAAGGGGTTGGCCGAGGTTTTAGTTTCTCTTCCTTGGTGGGGCCCTGGCAAGCGCCCTCGGGACCTCGACGAGCGATTGTCCGAAATCCTCATAGAGTGTGAGTTCCTAAACAACGGGGACGGCGTTATCCACGACGGCCATCATGAACAGCTGTGGTCCTTCATCTTCATGAAAATAACCACAGCGTGTTGGGAGACGCCTTATCGCAAGAGGTGGCAACAGCTGTGCGCGTTGCCGATGTTTAGGCGGGTCTTCAGCATACTCGTCACGATCATCTCCGCATACGAGATGGGCAGCGGTGACCCGAA